CTAAATAACTTTCAGTCCGTCCCCGCCAGTTAGTTCCTGAGGTAGAGAAGGCATTGTTCAGAAACTCTGAAGCTTGCATTTGAACGGTTCTATACTCATCATCTGATAAGGATGTGATCAAGTCTTTGATTTTCGTAATCTTAAGATCATCAATGAAGTCACGTTCAATCTGACGCCCACCCGAGAACTTTCTGTTTTTCATAACAACCGGCCACATTTCATCTACATCTGAATAAAATACTTGGTTGTTTGAATGACCCCACTCTTCGAAAGTGGTACCACTACCTACGCCTTCATACGACTCCATATCTTTCGTAGAGGTAACAATATCATAAAAGTCTGGTATGAAGTCCTTCTTTCCTTCTTGAGCCATGGAATAAATATCTTTAAATACAGGTTCAAGGACACGAGGGTCCCAACGAAGTTTTGTCTGCATGAATTAATTCCTCCTTATGAAAATTGCCGCTTTTTAACCTTGACGCGGCATGTTTTTTTGTTTTTGTTGATTTCCAATACAGAAAGAGCACCATCTATTACAGTCGCTGCATCGGCAGACAACCCATCAGCTGCAACCGCAATGGTATTAGCACCAGAAACAAAACCTGCATCCGCCGTACCCGTGAACGGTACATCGTACCAATCTCCTTCACGAGCAAGGATAATTTCACATCGTTTGTCTTTACCTGCAGCAATGTTAGATGTCAAGAATCCTGCAATTTCATCCTTGGCACCAGCTTTAGTTGCACGCCCTTTATCGATTTTCACAGCTTCGCCCGTGAAACCGGATTCGTTATCTTTCAACAATATCTCAGTAATTCGTGTTGGATCCTTTCCATAGTCATTGAAGACATATCTGAAGCCTTTAGCCATATATAACACCCCTATTCATAGTCTTTTGCATACATTTGCGCCCTTTTTGGGTTGAGTCCAAATATCGCGAACGCCTCTGTCAATTCAGCAGGTGCTTGAGGTTCAAAATCAGCTCTGCCCGCACCTTCAACCTGTCCACGTTTGTTTAGCCGCTGCTGTTTCAGCGCGGTCTGTTCAGCGCGCTTCCGTTCGTCTGCTATGATGCTATCTCGGTTTACAAGCTCATAGGCATCAACTGGGTCATACCCGCGACGAATGCGACTCTCCAATTCTGGCGTCATCCACTCTGCCTTGCCATCTTCTCCTGTTTGCTCCAATAGGTGCGGGTACTTCTTGAATAACGATTCCCATGCCTGAGTTTGCCGCTGTTGTTCTTCCTCTTGCTTGCGGATAGCCTGTGCCTGTGACTCTCGTTCAAGCAATTCCTTGGCCTGATTTAGCATTGGGTGGTTCTCCAAGTACTGCTCAACCGCCTCTGGATCAAGACCGGCATTTTCGGCCTCTTCACGCATCTGTTGCTTGTGTTGCTCGAACTGCTGTTGTTGACGTTGTATAGACTCCTGCTCAATACGGTCAAGGTTCTCAACCAGCTCTGCATGGTCTTTGAATCCCTGCTGTTTCGCAATTCGATCAAGCGCACTTTCATACTGTTTAGCCCGTCCCTCAATCTTCTCGTAATTGAGTCCTTTACGGGCTAGTGCGGGAACATCCTCGTCATTGATAAACACTTCTTCCTTGTTGTGTTTGACGGTAATGCCACGCTTAGGCTGCTCGTCTTCTGGTTCAACATCTATGGGAGGATGTTCACCTTCTGGATCTGCTGCCGGTTCTTCTTGCTGTTCTTGCTGGTATTCCAGTCCGAATGCTGCGAAAGCATCTTTCATGGACTGTACTTGTTCGACATCCTGTGGGTGGGCTGTCTGGCCGTGCTCTTCGACTCCTGCGCTATGGGTGGCGCCTTGGTCTACGTCTGACATGCATAAAACCTCCTAATCTCCTATGGGTGGGAGCATAAATAAAGGGCTACCACTGCACTGTGATAGCCCCGTTATGGCAACATTGGTTGTTGCCCTGTATTAAATTGACTGGACATGTCATTGATTAATTTGATCTTTTCCATGTCCATCTTTTGCTGCTGCATGCCTTGGTTGAATTGCTTGTCTGCCTGTTCCTGTTGTACACGTTGATCTGTCGCTTGTGCCAATGCCTGTTGCAAGGATGCATTCTCTTGTTCCAGTTGCTGCGCCTTTTGTTGCGCTTGGACAAATTTCTGTTGCAATCCTGCCTTTTCTTCGATACGGCGTTGTATAACGTCCATAGGCTCCATACGTCCTGTTTGAATTACGAACCTTACCGCCTCTGCATCAATCATAGGCAATCCTGATATCGGATCTCGCGCGTTCAACAAGTTCATAGCCAGCTGCAGCCAATACTCTCGATCCTGTGGCTTATCTACGCCTATGTGTACATTAATGTCAAACTCCGGCACAAACTCTTCTTGAACCGGCTGTACACTAGGCATCATCTCACCTGTCATTGGATCAGGTACTTGCTCACCTGTGTTGTATTCCGACTCTACAGCGCTAATGAGAGAATCACGGCTAATAGATACGCTGCGCCCTGTTACGCGGGCAATGCGTTCGTTTGTGTAAAACTGGGCGATCAATTCGACGTATTGGGTGAATACATCCGCCAGCGCCTCGCTAATGAGATCGGATACAGTATTCAACCTCGTTCCAGCCGCAGCCATGAGCGCTTTTGCTTGTTCGCCTGACGTTACGCGTGAATCAGCCTGACCATTAGAACTATCAAATTGCCCCGGTATTTTCTGAAGCATTTCATCGTAATAGTTGAGCATATTGAAAACGGTACTTGGGACGTTTACGCCTTCCAACTCTTTTACTGCACCCATACGTCCAGGAGCAATTGGAAGCATAGCACTTGGCATACTACGCTGCTCTTGCCATACACGAGGTTTAACTATTGCACCTTCCTCGTACATTATGCCTGAACCGCCCTGTTTCGCCATCGTCTCGATAGCTATTTCGGCATACTTGTTCTTGAATATCTGTGGCTTGATCATGTCTCGCATGAATCCTTTACCCCAGATATTGCCCTCTTCAGGATACAACGTTCTCGCCGTGAATGGATATTGCCCATGATCGTACACATACGCCTTATGCTCCAAGAACACTCCAGATGTGGAAATGTAGATGCAGTGCACACCTTCCATGCTGCCGGACGCCTTCGCCATCATCTCAGACGGGTCTATACCTTGATTTAGCTTTTCCTCGGCCTGCTCATTGAATAGCTCTTTGTCCTCTTTGGATACCAGCTTCGGCAAGCCTCTATACCAGTATTCTATTAATCCGGATGTCTTCTCTCCCACGGCCGTATTCACGGAAGACTCGCCACCTGTTGCGTCATACGTATCTGTGCTGAATATCTCAACATCTGTTGACACGTTGTCAGGTAGCACCTTGGCGCCTTGCTTTGGCCACCGTTTCTTGAAGTACTCCAACGGTCTCCGTGTATGAATGATGCAAGCAGACATGTCCTGCAGATGAATGAAGTCAGTTACCCTCGGATCAGGGAAGAAGCTGCCCAAGTCCACTGGAAGGATATCGTTACGCCCTTGCCAGCGGTTCATGCCTCGTCCACCCTCTATGGTTGGATCGAATATAGTCTTATAAATGAGCGGTCCATGTATGACGCAACGTCGGACAGCCCTTGTATGTTTGTGTCGGAATTTAATTTGACGCAGTTCATATGGCATGAAGTCATTCAAATCCCTAGCCTTTTCCTCGTCACTCGGCTCCATCGCGGTATAGTCAGGGTATGGCATCCACCCTGTCAACTTACCAACGATAGATTCAATCTGACTAAACGCTACATTCTCCACTGCATCCGGTCGTAGCTTGGATACAGCTTCTGTCCTCAATCCTCGCCAATGGTCTCCCATATAGAACCGTTGTTCCTGCTGCCATATGCTCTCCATCGACTGTCTAGCGGACTTGAATACCTGATAGTCCTGATTTACTGTATCCCATATCTTCTGTTCTTCGTGTGTGTTGGGATTGGTGCTTTCCTGCTTCTCGCCGGTTGCGTCAGTAAATATACCTTTGAACTTGTCTATCAACTTCACGTTTTATCACCTACATCCGGTATACAACCGTCGTCATACCAACTTATTGGTTTTCGCATGTGGATATCTTCTGTTGGTGCATCTCGCGCCATTTTGATAGCCGCATAGTCTGCAAAGTCCTTTGCCATCAATCGGTCATTCAAGTCACGGATAACCTTATCCTGCGCCTCTATACGTAAGCACAAAAAAACGATGACCAGCACGATCACCGCTATTAGTGCATATTCCATTGTCCTCACCTGCCTATTAGATGTTGACCCCTAACTTCTTAAGGTTTTCATATTGTTCCTTCGTAATGCATTTCGTCCCCATATCACCATTCTGTCTACCATATTTCAACACTAACTCGTTATATTCCATAACCCACTCGATAGGTATTGTATGGCCGGCTTCAATGTATCTTTGAATGGCATCTGTTATTTCTTTGCACCTTTGTTCAATCCATATCCGTTTAGACATAATTCCTAATGGCGGTTTGTTCACTTTGTATCCCCCTCACCAGAATCCTTGTACAATTGGTATGTCGTCATCGTCGTCATCATCAAAGTCACGCCGTCTGTCAGGTAATGATTCCGGTGTAGCTGACCATGCGGATTCACCGTTGCCCGCTATCGGCTGACTCATAACCCAGTAACGCAGTGCGTCCGGTATGTGGTCTAATGCATGTGCTGCAACGTCCTCTACCTGTCTATCATCATGCATCATAGCCGGTATAGCTTCTATGGCTTTGATACAAGTCGAGAAAACCTTAAGTCGTGCTGTCTTATATCGGTCACCTGTAACGTGATCAATCGCCTCATATACATGTAGCCATTCTCGCATTCGTTTCCATCCATTGACGCGCTCTTTCTTCGCCTGTATAAGTGGTACGCCCTTTGTGGCGAATATCTCAGCCGGTGTAATGTTCTCCGTCTTGGATTTGTTCCAGAAGCTTGTATCAGCTACGTTGTATTCGAAGCGTTCAGATACAGGCGTGTTCAGATGTACATGCTCTACTTGCTCACTGGTCAAGAGTTTTGTCTGTGCAAGCTCCCTATACAAGTACCCCGTTCCATCCGGTGCCAATGCAATCCATAAACACACAAACGGATCAGTATACCCCTCGTCAAGCGCACGGTATCTCTTCCAATCTCTCGGGATATCAAACGGCTCTACCACGTGTATAGCGCGTGAGAACTCACCGAAATACTGTCCTGCGAATACATCCCAATCACCTTCAAGAAGCTGCTTACGCTCTATATCAGGCAAAGCCAATAGACGCGCCAAATAGCCCGGATCAGATTGAACCAAGGCTTGATTGTCATGTACATTCGCTGGTATGAAAATGCGGCTTCTTATAATAGGTTCGCCAGCCTGCGGCGTGCCTTCAGGCCAATATAGTGGATTTCCTTCGTCATCTGTCTCCGGTATATGATAAACAGATTCAGGTGGGCCGATAGATACAAACCTTTTCTTTACCCATGTATGCCCTACACCGCCGGGGTTGGTTGTACTCTTAACACTGCGAGGGAATGGTTTACTACCACGTAGACGGGAAAGCATGTATTTGTACCACTTTTCCTCGAACTGCGTTAACTCTTCCCAACGAATGACGTCGTATTCAGCGCCCTGATAGTTCATGTAGTTCGCGTCATTGTCCCAGTAGGCTAACTCTATCACGCTGCCGTTTACAAATGCCCATTCATGCTTGCTTGAATTGTACTTTCCAAGCTCCTTGGGGTAAACCTGCAATGTACGGGCTATGATTGAACGCTGCAAATCAGGATAAGTACGACGAAATATAATCTGACGACTACCAGGATACTGTACTGCGTATTTTAGCGCATCCCATATAGTAGCTTCTGATTTACCTCCACCAGCTGCGCCGCCGTATAGGATTTCGTCTGCTTCTGTTTGGTGATACACCTGCTGGCGCGGCTGTGGCTTGTATGGGATTACAACCGCAGTCATTGCATATTCTCCTTCAATACGTCCGCTTGCAGTATCCTATACTGGGGTTTAAGACAACTATCCATTGATATAGCAGCTTTTTTGATACACGCAAAGCATACCGGAAGGCCGCTATCAAGTTCGATTGCATTGTTCCCACTACCACAACCGCAACATTCCAGTCTATTCATCTTTGCTCATCCCCTTATCAAACACCACTTGAAGCGCTCCGCCGCCAGCACCTGTATGCTCTGTCACTTGCTTATCACGCCATTGCTCTGGCTTCCGGTTCTTCAGCCAAAATATTTGCGCCGTTACATCAGGCTGCACCTCTTTTGTTACCCGTTTAGTCTCGACCATATTTCCTGCATCATTTAACTCGCTGGTAACTTCGTCATAGCGGTATCCTAACGCGCGTTTAATTAGCGCATTCTCCACTTCTATATCAACGACTTCCTTACCTCTTTTTAAGGCTGCCGATAATGCCGAATGCTTCTTGATGTATTCCCTAAACGTTGAGTAAGCAATGCCAAGCTTTTTAGCTATATCCTCGTCTATTGTTCCATCTCGCGCCCATGCTTCTATAAGCAGGAGCTTAGGCTCAACATGTGATTGATATTTACCTCCTGCCATGTGTATCATCTCCTTTATATAAAATAAAAAAGCCACCCATGTGGGCGACTATTCGAATATGTAATCTTCAGTTTGTTTTGGTTTCTTTTCACATGGTATACCCATTATTGTCATGCTTCCATCATGTGATAATCTCACTGC